CGTTCATCATGCAACCGGCGCTAAGCCTAGAAGGTGGTATCCAAAAGCATTTCAGGCTAATCCCAATGCTCGTTGGTGGTTTGGTATCGACGGTCTTCCGGGGGAAAGCCACAAGTATAGAATAAACCAAGATGGTCAAAAGCTATTTGATATTATGGTTGAATCAATTCCATACTTGAAGCAACTGCCCGTATGGCAATATATTGTATTTAAGTATAATCAAGACCATATTGAAGAAGCTCATAATATGGCAAAGGAAGCAGGAGTACAATTTATGGTAGTAAACTCTTCACGTTGGTTAAAAGGCGAGGATGAATACCGGCCCACCAAAGAACATAGTCTGAGTTTACACGATGGATAATGAACGTACCGAGTTAGATCCAAAATGTTTAACTGGCGGGCAGGAAGCCTTTGCTATTACAAATCGTGGTGAACTTATACCTTGTTGCTGGTTAGATAATCAAGTAAATAGAAGAGATCCTGATTACATAAAATTACTAATAGCAAGTCATATTCAGGATTACGACTCGATTGAAGAAATTCTATTTACAGACGAATGGCTCGAGTTTCAGGATAATCTAAAGAAAGGCATAGGGTTTACCATTTGTCATCTCGTGTGCAAAAAACGAGATTCTCCGCAGCACAAAAGAGAAACGTTTTACGGCGAAGACAACGACAAAAAATACGTAAAAGAAACGTGATAGATATCAATATGGTAGATTCGATACACAATATAAGAGAACAAGGTTACCTTGGGGTTGATTTCTATCTGTCTAAGTCTTGCAATAAGTCTTGCCACTATTGCACCGCCTGGACTTTAGAGATGCGCAACCTTCACGTGGACATGGAATTTTTAACTAATACTCTCGACGGGTTCGACGGTCATAGGGTGAATGTAAATTTACTTGGCGGTGAGCCGGGTTTAATTAAAAACCTTAAAGAGGTTATTGCCAAGGTCAAAACGTACGACAATATAAAACTATCGGTGCTTTCTAATTCTCTTATAAGAAAATTTCACCCGTATGTTCTAGAAGATCCTGAGATCTATTATGTTGAGCATTTAGTATTAGATTTCCACGAAGACAAAATAGAGAAGTTAGGCAACTTTCCCTTTTTCCCAGAGAATAATTTAAACAACTACAATCTAGTTATTAAGACGCCCGGTTATTATGAGCATCTGGCTAAACACGACATGTCCGAGCTAGATCATAAAAACACTTTACTCAAAGAGTTTAATTCCCGTTCTCCTAACTGGGCCAAAAATTCACAAGCACCCGAGTTCGACAGACGTATGTGTGCTGCCTTTCCTAAAGTGCCGGTGGTTGACTTTGAGATAAAAAAGATAAGACATTGCAGTAAGAAAGTAATTAATGGTTCTAAGGTGTTTGACGTTACTCGCGAAAACATACAAAAGATGATGAACTTTGAATTGTTTGGATTTGAAAAGTATTGTATAGGCTGTACTGAGCACATCGAAAAAAGACCCCCAGAACAAATATTAAGAATAATGGAAGCGGGAGTAGTGTAATGTATAATCATTACGGCCTTAATGTTTTCTTAGATATATCTACCTATTGCAATGCTGCTTGTCCTCAGTGTCATAGGACTAATCCTAATGGTTTAGATAAAGCAGACTGGTTGCCTTTGGTAGCTTGGGACCTTGAAACTTTTAAGAAGGCTTATGATTTAGAGAACACTAAAATTCTATATCGCCATTTCTCGTTTTGTGGAACATGGGGAGATCCTGTAATGAATAGAGATCTTATAGGCATGGTAGAGTATATTATTAAATTCAGCAATGCAGACGTTGGTATTGATACTAACGGAAGTATAAGAAATGAAGAGTGGTGGTGGGACCTAGGAAGAATTGGCGGTCGAAGGGTAAGAGTAACTTTCGCGGTTGATGGCGTAAACCAGAAAATGCATTCTCATTACAGACAAAAGACCGACCTTAAAAAAGTATTAAATAATATGGAATCACTATCAGGGACTATGTCTTACCCTATAGTGCGAACTATAGTTTTTAAACACAATGAAGATTATCTTGATGAAATAGAAAAGTTGTGCAAAGATCACGGTGCATCGCATATAGAATTTACCCCTTCTGATCGTTGGGAGCGGGGATCGGTTTTTGAGTTTACGGACGGTAATGGTAACGCGCAACAACTAGAGCAAAGTAGAATACTTAAAGGTAGTCAAAAGCAAATCAGGAGGGAAGCATGAAAATTGTATGTAAGTGGTTAAAAGATAACCGAGTACTTGTTAACCCAGATGGTCAAGTATTACCATGTTGCTATCTTGCAAATCCCATTTGGGGTATAAAACAGAATTTTAAAGGCGGTGAAGCCGGGCGCCATAGCGATGGTGGCAAAGGGGTAGATTCAGACGGTAATCCATTATCTGTTGTTTATAACCAGTTTGGTAAAGGTGGTAAATCAGCTATGGAAGAGTATAATAACGACAAAGAAAAGTATAATATCCATAATAACGATATGAAAGATATTCTGAAAGGAAAATGGTTTACTAAAACATTACCGGATTCGTGGAAAGACGAAACTAAAACTATAAGCCAATGTAGGAAGTGGTGCGGAGAAGAATAAAAAAGGGGGTTTACATTCCGATCGTGACATGTTATAATAATTGCATCAATAGGAAACATGCATAATGAAAAAGATTTTATTAGTAGGCGGTGATAGTTTTTCGGATCAAAGCTGTTCTAGCTACAAAGGAAAAGATATTCTAACATGGCCTGTATTATTGGCGGAAAAACTAAATATGAATTTAGTATGCGTGGCATCGGCGGGAGGAGGCAATGAACAAATATACTCTTCTATACAAGACTGGGTGTGTACTCACATAGATCATCCTCATCCGAAAGATATAGGCATGGTAATAGCTGCTTGGTCTAAAGCAGAAAGAATGGATTTTGAAATAAAAAATCATTTCGCGCCCTTTGACCGACTACAGAGTGGGGACCGTAGAACTTGGGAGAATACTCGTGTGTCGCCGAGAGGAGGGATTTTTCACTTTATGAGAAAAAGCGTAAGAAACTTTCACAACTTACAAATGCTATGCGAAAGTAACAATATACCATATAAGCAGTTCCAAGCGCTATCGTTGTTTAGGGACTATATAAATGAATACCACCGGCCAAATGCCGTAGGAGTAAGATTAAAATGTATAGATTATATTAGTGAATCCGCACAGTTTCGCCATATCAATAAAGATAATTTTATAGGTTGGCCGCTCTATGATGAAGCAGGGGGTTTTACGGTCGGAGATCTTAGATCGAAAAAATATCGGGAAGCCATATATAACCTTGCTAATATTAGTCCTTATCATGGTGCTAAGGACGTCGACTGTGTAATTGGACCTAACGACACGCATCCAAATAAAATAGGCCATGAATTAATTGCGGAGTTCATCTATGAAAATCTTTAGTGCAGCATTTGGTCCACACGACCATAACACATATGATGGAGTATTTCATAACCAAAGGGAAAGATATACTCGGCGTAAGCATAATATTCCATGGCATTATGATGCATACCCTCATCATAGCACAGTAGATAAAATGAACAAGGAAGACAAAAGTTCAGGTCAAGAATTTTATAAAGACTATTGGAAACCAGAAAATCATGAAATCTTTGCTTATACAACCACAGTCGGTGGTGTTGCGCAAATGCCTGAACTTGAATCAAAGAAAGAGTTTATGGACTGGCATCCTACTAACCTTTGGGATTATAAGAAAAGGGGAAACCTTTATTACATAGACCATCATCAATCGCATGCAGCTTATGCGTACTTAACTTCCGGCTTTGCTGAATCAGACATATTAGCAATTGACGGGCGGGGGTACAAATACAATACTGTATTTTTTGATAGAGATGGTTACCCCAATATTCTAGATTTAGGCATTGGTGAAATATGGGATTGGTTTTCAAAAGAGCTTGACTTTGGTACTCTTGGTGCAAGTAAGGTAATGGGCTTAGTAGGTTATAACAAGCCGGAACACATTCTATATGATCTCTATACGCTATTAGATCGGTTTTGGGATACAAAGGATAAAAGAGTAAGTAATATATGGAATGAATTAAGATATATTGCCAATAAAGAAAATCCTAGACATGTAGCATACACTTTGCAAAAGGCTACCGAGGAAAGAATTTTGGATGCCGTAAGGGAATTAAAAACTTCTGACAATCTTTGTGTAACGGGCGGAGTTGCATACAATGGTTATGTAAACGAGTTACTTACGGAAGAATGGGATAACGTATTTGTTCCGCCCGCGCCGGGAGACGAAGGCCAAGCCCTTGGAACGTATATGCATGCCGATTATATGCTAAACAAGAACACACATATTCCGTCTGTGTATGCAGGTAAAGAGTATGACTTTGTCGGCAAAGAGAAGGTAGATATAAAAGAAGTTGCTCAAGCAATTGCTGATGGTAAGATCATTGGTTGGTTCCAAGGTAAATCTGAGAGTGGGCATAGAGCACTGGGCAATAGAAGTATACTTGCCGATCCTAGAAATCCTAAGATAAAAAGTATTATTAACCACACGATTAAGATGCGGGAAGACTTTAGACCTTTTGCACCAAGTGTGCTCGAAGAACATTACCAAGAATACTTTGATACTGAAACACCGAGTCCTTATATGTCTCGCATTGTAAAAGTAAAGTCTGACAAAGTTCCTGGCATTACCCACGTCGATGGAACAGCCCGCATCCAAACCGTTAACAGAGAACAGAATGAAAAGTTTTATGATCTGATTAACGAGTTCTATAAAATCACCGGCATTCCCATGCTACTCAATACTAGCTTTAATTGTCAAGAGCCTATTGTCGAGACACCTACGGAAGCCATAGATACTTTTGAAAGAACTAAAATGGATATGTTGGTAATTAATGATTATATCATGCGTAAAATGGGGTAACAAGTTTAGCCACGAACATGTGAACAGATTATATACGATGGTGGCTAAGAACATAAGCATCCCATTTACATTTGTTTGCCATACGGAAAATCCCGAGAACATACACAAAGACATACAAATAAAACCTTTAGACACTTCTTTAGGTCTAGAAAAGTGGTGGTGGAAGCTAACACTATTTAATCAAGAACCCGGAGAACACATATTCTTCGATCTTGACGTAGTTATACAAAACAATCTACAACCTATTATTGATAGTATAAGACCTAACAAACTTTGTATGATAAAAGCCCTTTGGAAAACCTACGAACTAAAGGGCAATGACATGGATCATAACTCTTCTGTTATGGCATGGGGTGGTGATCTATCTCATATATGGGATAAGTTTGAAGATGACGTTGAACATTACACTTGGGCATATAATGGCATAGACGGCTTTTTATATCACGAGATAAAAGATATAAACACCTTTCCAGAAAAGCTAATCTACTCCAGACTGTTTGGTATTGATAAGGATAACTGTTATTCATACGGTGACTTTAAGGGATACTATGGTATGCCCGATTATACGGTATGTATTTTTAATGGTTGGAGACGTGATAAGAAAGATGGCAAGTATCTGTTAGATGATTATGGCTATAAAGGTATGGAACATTACTGGGATGCTAAAACAAACTTTACAGGTATTGATACAAGAGTTTGGGAAGCTCTGTGGGAGTGTGAGTATTCAGGCGGTGACACTAAACATTTTTTAGATAGTATGTCGCCTAATCAAGTCGCATCTAAGGAATGGTTAATAGAAAATGTTAATAAACATCATCAACTTAGTATAAAGAAAGTTCAGTTGTGGGGTGGATGGTTCGCTCACCCTATATCATCTATGCTTGTAAATGATTTATCCTCAGTCAATAGAATAACTAATCTCGACATAGATGAAAACGCTCTACATTATTGCAGGCTGTTAAATTCTCATCTTAAATATCTTCATGTATTAGACACTCATTGTGCAGACGTATTAAATAAACATAAAACAGATATTGATACCGACTTAGTTATTAATACATCATCTGAACATATGCCACCCCTATATACTATACTCGCAAAAAAAGAATACAAAAACACCTGTCTTTTTGCTGTACAAAGTAATAATATGTTTCACGTACCGGATCATATCAACTGTGTAAACAGTGAAGACGAGTTAGTTGAAAATACTGGCTTAAAAGAAATATTATATAAAGGATCGCTAGATATGCCAAATGGATATAAAAGATTTATGGTAATTGGATATGCGTAGAGTTATATACAGTTTCTACATAGACATTCCTAAAGAACATCTGGTATCACACCATGATTCTAAAGATAAGTTTGCTGATAACTATGAATGGTTGTTAGAATCTCAAAAAGCCTACGCTGATAAAATTGGTGTTGATTATAGACACTATGTTAAAGATCCGCTTTTTGATAACTACGTTAAATGGTTTCAAGATAACTATCCCGACATTTCATATTACAACATTGTTAATTTCTGGAAGATAAAATTACTGTACGTTTTGTCTGAATGGTATGACGAGGTGCTATACCTGGATATAGATGTTATACCAGTAACCGATTTAAACTTCTTTGAAGAGATGGATTTGTCAAAAGGGATTGCAATTATGACTGGCACTGCCAAAAGTCAGCAACCTACCGAGTGGAGAAATACTCTTAGATATAATCATGATGTTAGGTCTCCTATGGCTAAGATGTGGCACAGTAGTTGTATGCTGGGAGAGGCAGATATGTTGGTACTTAAACCGGATGTATTTAATACGGGAATAGTCGGTGCTACAAAGGGGCATATTCAGAAATTGGGCTACTTAGACGACTTCGAAGACACCCTAGATCTTATGTCTAATATGATAACAGATACGGATTTATACCCTAAGTCTATAAGTTATATGTTCGGATATGATAACGAAACCGTATGGGGATACAAGACTTATCTTAATAAAGTCGACTACCAAGTATTAGGAGAAGATTGGCACTACTTTATGGATAAGTGGAGTTATATAACAAAAGAAGCAAAGTTTGTTCATTGCGTAAGTAAAGACTTTAACTATGTAAGGCAATGGTGTGAAAAGAATAATATTCAGCCTGTATAGAAACGATCTTGCTGACCACGATTCTGTTCCTTCGTTTAAGAGAGAACAGTTTATTAAGTATGCGGATCAACTAGAGCAGAAGCAAAGAGAGTATGCTAACCTTATAGGTGCAGACTATCTGCTTATTGAGCCTACTTCGACCGACTATATCGAGGTTCAATTTCAAAAGTTAAACGCGTTTGAAACATTAGCTAAAGATTATGACGAGGTAATGTATATGGACTTCGATGTCATACCTCTTACGACAGTCAACATCTTTGAACGATTTAATCTAAACACGGTGTGTTCTTTTAGTATACAAATACCGGAAATGACCAAAGAAGACTTTCGTTACCGGCGCGAGGTCGGACACGAATGGCACTGCATGGATATGTATACTAAGACATGTAATAAGAAAGCTATGTTAGCGCTGGATGGTATATCTGGCACTCATAGTTGCATTAATACAGGAGTCATTGTAATGAATTCTGATTGCATACGCAACCTAAACTTTGCGGAAAGATACACAGAAGGGGTAGAGATATTCAAGGAGTCACTTAGTGATAATCTCTATCCTGAAGAAATGACTAGGAACTGGGTATTGAACAACGAGGTTATGTTATCTTATATAATAGAAAAGCATGCCATTCCCTTTACTAATATAGGAATGGCATGGAATTTTATACTAGATCACAACCATCAGACTATGACTCCTGCAGCACACTTATTACATTTTGTTCATAAAAAGTTTGAACTATTTTTTGGATGAAGCAGCAGCTTTTGCTGCTTTAAATGCGGGTGGCTGACGATCGTCGTCTTCCATAGCAGGAACTAACGTAGCAGGTTCCATCTCGGATGGAACAACTACTTCTACCTTGGCGTCCGGTAATGCTTTAGCTTTTACTTCAAGATCTTCGGGCTCGGGCGAAGCAATCATGGTAGCATATTTAATAACCGAGATAAGATCTTTTGCCTTCCGAAGTTTAGCTTTGAGAGGACGATTGGTGCTAGACTTAATTTCTTCCGAATCAAAAAGCTTTAGCTTTAGTAAGAAGATTTGTTCTTTCTTTTCATCTGCGTCAAACGGTTCCAATAGTGTATCTGCAAGTGTTTCATATGTAAATTCGTCTAGCTGCTTTACTTCAACGGGTTCGACCCATTCAGGCTCATGGGCTTCAGGCTCAACCCATTCAGGTTCAGGTGCCTTAATAATTCCTAATTCTAGACCGTGGCGCAAGATATTCTCTTTGAACTTTTCGTTCTCTAGGCGAAACTTATTAAACGTATTTTCGTGAATATCGTCAAGAGGAAGTTTTTTAACCAACCATTCGTAATCGGCATCACCCGTTTTTGCTTCAATGTTATAAGGAATAAGAACGGCATGATCCTTAGTAGACTCTTCGGATACCAGGATCACTTGAATTTCAGTGCGCTCATTGTTAGTAAAATACGCAGTGTTAATCTCTAGATTGTGTATGGTCATTTTTTATTCCTGTGTGATTTTAAGTCTAAAGGTTGCTGCAGTAACTACAGAGCCGTTTGGAAATTCTTGTGCCCGGTAATCGTTGGCGCCAACGAATCGAGTTTGATAGTTACCAGCTCCGTTAAGTATTGTATTAACCATACCCGAACCTAAGTTCACACCTGAGCCGTTAATATTATATCTAATTCGTTTGCCCGCAATTTCCGCTGCGTTATGGCGTATGGCTTGCAATAAGATTGCATCTATCTGCGTATTAGTATATTCCTGAAGATCAAAGTCGGTGTCTGTAATATACAGCATTTTTTCTATATCGGGAGCAGCAATATTATTTGCTTTTAGAAGGAAATAGTTCTGGATGGTTTCAGGTTGATCAAGATCCTCGGCAATTCCACCGGCGGTATAATCGCTTAGATCCGCTCTGGTGTCAGCAAACACAAAGTCTGTGCTTACCGCTGTAAATCCGCTTAAGGTTGTTGAAGTGTGGATAGTGAACGTGCCTGGTTGTCCATTCGCACTTGTAATGGTATCAATAGCGTCTAGAACAAATGTATCATATAAATCCTGTTTCGACATAGCCTTGATCGTTTTGAAGCCGTTAAAAAAGACGGGGAATGCTCTATTATCGGTATTTGTAGGGTCACTGGTATTGTCGGTCACCTGTGATATATGTGCCCGATTAAGAGTTACCGTACTTGGTTCAGCCGTTTCGCCTTCTAGGTCAAAGTTAGTTGCATCGGTGCTCATGGCACCGGCTTGTTTACGAGTATCGACTATAGCTCCTAAAGTACCACTAGAAGATACTCGGGTTAAATTGGCAGAAGGATTGGTTCCATATAAATATCGGCAACGGTTTTTAATAGCTAGGATCTGAGCCGTTGACATTTGAACGAGGTTAGCATCTCCATCCAGTATAAGCGGTATTCTTACAGCCATGATTAATTCCCCGCCCCGTGTATTGTTTTAAGGGTCGCATCTGCAGAGTTTTTAATAAGCAAGGTAGACACAGATGAAAGCTTGGTGCTGTCTATAGCATCGTTTGCGATGTCCGCTCGTGCAATGCCGCCAGTCTTTAAGGATACCGCACCAGATGCAACGGTAAAGCCGGCACTATCAAAGGACGCAATACCTTTTACAGTAACTGTTGCATCGGTTGGGGTTACTGCGGTTGCTGTCAATACACCGGTAGCTTCAACGTAAGTTAAACCGGTGCCTGCGCTAATTAAACTTCTTATGTCAGAATCACTTGGTCCAGCATAAGCAAGAACGCCAGTATTAATGTTATAACCTAAAGAACCTAATCCTCCGCCGTCTACTACGGAAATCGCTGCAGCACCATTTCGGAAATCTGAATCGAGTGTATTATATGCCTGTCGCCATAAATCCAGCGAGTTTGTCGTTAGAATTTGTACCATTATAGTTTCCCTATTAACTCTTTCAGTAAGGCCTTAACTTCGCCAAGATCATTTTCAAGAGTTTCAATGCGTTCTTTGTCTGCCTGCCGTGCTTTTTTTCGTGCGCGAGCTTCAGCGATCTCGCCCTTATTACTATTTATGATCGCACCAGACCCAAAGTTTTTCTTAAGGTCTGGTTTATTTTTAATTGGCGAATGCATTATACTGACAGTGCGATCGCTCTGAAGTCTCTAAATACTGGCACTTTTGAGCTATTAGTCGATTCCATAACAATCTTAATTTGGAATGTTACGAATGGAGCTAATGTTCCAGCTGAGGTTCCGATTGTATAACGATATTCTCTAAAGACGTTAATGTTTTCATCTGATTGAACTGGGGAGTCTAAGGTAGCTTTCGTCCAAGGTGTTTCCAGAATATCTACGTCATCATTAATTGCCTTAAAGTATATATCAAAGTTAGTAACGGAAGGTCTGTTAGCTGCTAAGATCACTTTAATACCAACAGCGTCTTCTTCCAGGGTAACTGGCTTAGTTACGTACTTGGCAAGGGATGTACCACCGATTGCATCCGTTTCTGCAATGTATGACAAAGGAACGTTATATCCAGCAGTAGCAGTAGATTCTTGCTTATCGATCAGGTTACTGATTGCAGTAAGTGAGCAACGTTCTGCGGAGATAATTGGTGAGCTATAGCTACTAGTTGTAGTAAACGTTGCTTTAACTTCTGCAGATGTTACAGGATAAATACCGCCAGCTGTTTCTAGTAGTTCGCTCATCATAACCTTAGGTGCAGTAAAGTTATATGCTTCATATTCTTTCAGAGAGTGAGAATACGTAGACTCTTTTTGATAGAAGGTTTCTGAACCTGCAAGAGACTTACTAGAAGTAAAGCTACCTTCAAGTGTTACGTTTGTACCAGGAGGTGCAGTAATTTCTATTGAAGGATATACTGTATCCATTACTACGTTATCCGGAACGTATATACCAAGACCACCGGAGCGAAGAGAACTTGTTGCAGCCGTGTCTGCTTCAAATGTATAGCCTGACCCGTCGATAGCAGTAATTGTTCTATTACCTGTTAAGGCGTTAACGCTCATTGGGTATGCTGCAGCACTGTCAATACCCTGGAAAGAAACTATATCATTAATTTGTAGACCGTGGTTAGGATGAATAACTCTAACTGTAGCATCACCGCTATCGAATAAGAGTGGATTTGGAACAAGGAGCTTAGGCTCGATGAAATCGTTCTTAAAGATTGCTGTGCCGCTTGTTTCGAATTCTGCTCTATTTAGGTCGAACTTAAGATCGATCCACTGCGCTGGCTCCCATGTAGCACCATTCTGAGATCTAAAGAATGATCCAACGTCTGGTTGCTTAGTAATTTTCTTATCATTTGATCCAAGAACAAAGTCACCTACGCGTGCAGCAAAAGCGGTATATTCAATGGATGGAGATTTAACTACGAGTGCGTGATAGCGATTTGATGCGCCCTCGAGATAGACGGGGTTATCAAACTCAAAGTATGTTACTGCCGATGCATCATTCGATATACTTACTTGATCTGGAGACAGAGTAGCAATTGCTCCTTTGTAATAGTGATCTGCTCTTGGATAACCATTTTCAACAGAAGTCAAGAATACTTGAACCGGAATACCAGCCGTATCTTTTTGATTAAAGTATATGCCAACCTTAGTAATAAACACGCCGGTAGATCTTTCAACTAAGAACGTCTGAGCGATCGGATCACGATTCTGGGCACGTGGTTGGCGCGGAGCAGCCGGCGGTGGTGGCGGAGGCGGTGGTGGACGACGGAATCTTGTATCCGTTACACCTTCTGCGAGGTAGTCCGTTGAGCAATAAGAGATAGCGTTCGCTTCATTGCCAGTTGGAACGTCTACTATTTTAAGCGTACGCGTGCCCGATAGGAACCACTGGGTCGCGTTATTTGGAATAAAGAATGTGCCTTCGATCAGTCCATTTGCATCTGAAATAAGTGCACGTTGGCTATCAGTTGGAGAAGCGTTACCGAACACTGGGTTCCAGTTCGCGTTAAAGTTTCTACGGAAGATTCTATTAGCAAATCCTGCGCTGGTCCAACCGGTTCTTCTGTTACCCCATTGCCAATTTGTCGGGAAAGTCGCGCCGATACGAGAGTTCTGAGCAACGTGATCCGAAACATCTACGCCGTCGAAGTATGGCCAATGACGTGTATTAGCTAAAAGACCACTGGCACGGAAACGAATCTCTCTCGCGCGAATGCGCGGTACAAACAAACGAGTAGCGAATCTACCAAATGTAGTGCCGTTGTTAGTTTGTGCTTCAGAGTTAGTAAGACGCTCTTCGCCATTGGAGCGTTCAATACCTGCCCAACCCCATTGGAACTCTCTCCAGTTAGGGCTAATGGTATCGAATACGCCAGGAAGAATTTGGTTAACTGCTGGCGGTAAAGATTGCAAAGCCTCTTCAAGCGTACCCGCACTTGTGAAGTTATTTGCTTCTGTTAAGTTAATTCTATTTCTTAAGAAGTCACGACGTCCACCAAACTCAGGATTGGATCCAAGAGCATTTAGGATAGAAGCAGTATCTGCTTGGCCTAGAGTATTTTGTAGGAAGGTTTCGATTGAAGCTTCATCACGTCCGTCTGAACGAATAGTAATAGTGCTACGTGATTCATCGCTTGAAGGAGAAAGAACTAAAATACCTTCGTGCTTCATAATAGTAAACGGATTCACTTTTACTGTGCGTGATGCAAGTGGCTGACTGAACCAAACTACGTCTGTATAGTCTAGAAGTACCTCATCGCCTTTAAGAACAGTATTACTAATATCTGCGTCTGAAGAATCAAACCAAAGGGATACGTTCTTTTCACGGTATGACGGGCGAAGAATACCTTCGGATGCATCGATCGATGCGCGATACTCTAGGTCGTCAAAGTTTGCTGCACGGTGATCTTTAAAGTCGTCTGTCAAGAAACCTGACTTGGTACGGTTAAGGCCTCCAGCGTCAAGAACTTCAAGTGTTTCTGCTTTAATGTCCAACAGAGATAGTGTTGCCATCTCTTCGACTTTGTTAATCTTCCGATGAAGTTTACCGATATCTCTCATTGTATAACGACGATTTTCAAACGTTGCTGATGTAAGATCAGTTTCATCTAATGTGTTTGCGTTCAAAGAGAATGTATAAAGATCCATAGCACCTGATTGGGTAAGAGGATACGAAGGTTCTCTGGCGCCTTGTCCTTTTACATACGAAATTGTTCCGTCTGAAAGAGCTACCAACTTATCTTTCCGTGGGAGAAAGTAAGTAGGATCAATTGTGATTAGATCAGTAGTCTGTGGAATTTCGGATTTAGAACCACCAGTTCCGCTAAACAGAATGCCGACGTTATCAACCGATGGACGGAAGTCTAGCACGTCACGAAGAGGAATTACTGTTCCATCTGTAACTCTATGGCTTGGAATAAGGCCATATGATATATCGCCTGGTGCATAAGAGTTAACCGCAAAGAAGTCACCGGTGCCAGAATGAGCGAAGTTTTTAAATCTTACAAAGATCTGTCCGGACGGAGCAGTTTGACCTGGGGCAAGAACCATTCTGCCGTGATCGTAAAAGCCGTCTCGTTGGCCATTGTCAAAGTAGAACTTAGTAGAAAGATCAATACCGTCGGAATCAATGGCTCTTACTCTTGTTACGTTAAGTACATCTACTTTACCAAGATCAACGAATTGAACACCGTCTTCAGTTCCAACCGCCGCAGTGACGGTGGAGTTAGTTAGAGTTTTAGTTTTATATGGTGTTGGTGCACCAGCTCCACCTTTTTGGACTTGGTAGATGAATTGAATAGTAGTAGCTGCTGAGAGATTTGCGGTAAAGGTAACGGTTGCTGTACTTCCTGCGATTGCGATTGCACTAGGTACTACGACAGCCGCACCACATACGAAGATCCATTCGTCAGTAGAGGTAAAGGATTCGCCCGTTCCCGCAGTAATCTGAATAGCCTTATTGCTATGGGTTTCAGTTCCTGACTTCATTACTGAATATGTGTAATCCGAAGCATTAATGGAAGATGGACGAGAGCGAGGTAATTGGAATAAAAGATTGTTACTTCTACTTTCTTTTAAGACTGCCAAATTATTGCCGCCAACGACTTCAGTAACAATAGGCATCACTTTTGTCGCGGAAGTTCCTATAAGAGTAACGTCTCTGAATCTATATCCACTGTCCATTTTAATATCATAAAGATAAACTTTGTAGTTCGATCCAGATTTAATAATCGCGCGAATACGAGCCTCACCGCGCTCAGCACCGTTCGCATAAGTGTTTGCAGAAATTACTAGATGAAACTTTTTGCCGTTAATGTAATCTACATCTAATCCGCTGATAGTGCTTACAATTACAAAGCTACCATAATCAGCTGATACTGCTTCGTTGTTAACCAACTCAGTTGTAACTGGTTTTGGTACTCTAATCTTTTGTGGCCGAGCCTCTACACGGTAACCGTCAACGTATCCAACGCCATCAGATACATTAAGATTCAAGTGGGTTGTCGCACTGTCTGCTTCGAAGAATGAGAAGAAGGGCTTGACCGTATAGTTGCCGCTCTCTTCTTTTGTTCTTTCCGCCATCAAATCTTGAATTAGAGCATACTCTGAACGGCCGTTATTGATGTCCATAACAGTGCCAAGTTCTACTCTCACTACGAATACAAAGGTATCAGTTGCGGCGATATTAGCTTGGTCGACAAGAGTAAGAGTAATTTTATAGCGATCTGCACCTGGTGCAGTAAGGTTAGGAACGTCACCTTGATTGTCATAGAGTCTGGAATCATCTGCCGCAGTAACTACTTGTTCAGTTATCTTAAAGCCAATTGTACCAGTTGCTTCGCTAAGATACTTACTAAGGAGAAGCGTTTGTGCTTCGGCAAAAACGAAATGCCCTTGTGTGTAGAAGTCGCCTTCACCTACGGATACAAGTGTGCCAAAGCCGGTAGCAGGATTTGCTGCGGTGTTAATACTTTGAACGGTATAGGTTACTGCACCGTTGCTAATTGTTTCGCCTGCAGCAAATTTAGATCCTTCGGCAGTTGTGCCTGGCCCTGAAATATACTGGATATACGCGGTAGAAGGATCACCACCGGTAGCATCTACGGTCTGAATAAACTTACCCTTAACCGCGGAAGTAACACCCGTAAAGGTAGTACCGATATCAGCTGCAGTAAAACTTGTTGCTGTGATCTTAACAAAGCTATAACGATTATTCACATAAACGTTGTTAACTGGGTTAACCGATCCGCCATCTTTAAAGACGTTATCTCCAAATCTTCCTAGCTCGGCTTGGATGATAGTTTGAAGTTGAGTAAGCTCGCGGGATTGTACTGCTCGACCTGGGTTGAACAATATTCGGTGATAGCCGTCGCTTTCTCTGAAATCATCCTTATAGGTATTTGCAAAGGTGTTTTGAATAATCGGGGATGCCATATTTTATTCCTACAGTTGGATAATTACTTTGATGTCTTCTGTCTGGTTAGCGGATCGAATAACTGCTGCACGATTTTCCAAGTAAAGTAAATCACCTGAAAGATTATCGATGTCAGAACTATCTATAATAGAACTAAGGGTGCCGGTTGCGCCCGGAGCAGTAATAGTCCCAGAAACGTCAGTAGTGAATGAACCGAAACCAGTTGCTAAGTTTTGGTGATACCATAGTTCGTCGGAGTCAATAAAATCGAGAACGGCTTTTGAACCTGATGTTCCGCCGGTAACAAGTTGGTCAACGGTAAAGCTTGCTGCTTGTGCTGGGTTAGCAAGAACTAGTTTATTTAGAGCTAAGCCGGTTGCGGCTTTATATAATCCTGAACCACCGGATGCTGGAACCGTTGGATTCTTAATTAGACCGATCTGACGGAAGTCGTTGCCTGTGATGAATTTGCCAACTTCGCCGCCGTCTGGCTTAGTGTTGAATACAATGGCTTTTGCTTTTAGATCAGTAATCGCATTAGAACCAATGCCAGTGGCTTGACCAACTACGATTCTTGCCGCTGCGCCAGAGCCACCACCAGCAGTGATTGTAACCGTGCCAAGAGTATATCCTGATCCACGAGCTGCCATTGATATCTTTGTAACTGCTCCTGCATTAATAGTAGCCGTTGCGGTTGCACTAGTGCCATTTCCTGAGATAGTTACAGTTGGAATACTTGTATAACCTGTACCGCCGGCTGTAATTACAATGTTTAGAACCTGGCCTGGTGTGGCAGCCTGTTGCACCGCGAACTGTGCCGCGTCGCTTACGTCTGCGCTTGCCTCTGCTGCGGTTACGATTTGCACTGGCATAAAGCCGGAAGACGTAAACTTCAAAGATTTTGATACTGGAATAACGTACAAGAACAACCAAGTGTATCCATCTGCGGTTGTGAATACGGTTGTTGCAGTTCCTGTAGGCTTTACAGTAGAAGTTTTAGTTGATCCATCATTGTTTAAAGCACGCTGGATGCATACATAAACACCATTCTCGTCGGTAAGTACGAAGTAAGGTTGCACCGGATGGGATACACCTGCATCGTCATAAGCGGAATAAAGTGTGCCGGATGTCCAGTTATTACGGGGAACGACATATGAAACATCTTCTGCAGATTTAATAGATTGCAGACTGGTGCGGAAAGATTTCTCATCGCCAAGACTGTTAAGAGGTGCCGGTGATACGTCGGAATCATTCCATTGTTCAGACCTACCAATACCAATGTAATATGTATCTGCGGTCGTTCCAACGGATTCAATAATTCCATCCAGAAGTGTTCTTTTAATAGAGTCAGTAATAATAGCAGACATGTTTGTTCCTTAAGTTACCGTTATGCCGCTGACAGCGCCAACTAGGAACCAATTAGTTCCATCCCAGATACATTGTGTTCCGGAGTTCTGTGCCATTGCGAATCTTGCGCCGTTTGCGAAATTTGAGGGGGTAACAGTTGCTGTACCTGCCCCTTTATTAGTGAATGTTTTAGTCTCTCCTACGACCGTGCCGTCCGCCATAGATATGGCAAGAGCAGTGGATTTATTGCAGATAATATAACTGGAAGTAGTACTTGCGTTGCCGTTAGCGGTTTGGGTTGTTGCAGCAAGCGACATTTTACTAACGTCGATTGTTCCTGTTCCTTTTGCGACAAGCGCCAATCCGATGTTCGCGCTTGTACCTGTAGCGCTAGCTTTAGGGCTATTATTGGCTGCTGAATTGGTAAATGTAAATTCATTAACCGCTGAAGCTGTAGTAACAAACTTAATAATCTCATTACCGTTTGCATCATTAAGTGCTGCCATACGAAGAGATTTATTTGTTAGGTCTTGGGTAGCGGTCGTGGTAACTAAATCACCGCCTGCGTCAGGAATAGTAATAATTCTATTAGCAGTAGGATCAGTGAAAGTAAATCTGGAGGTACGAGTATTACCAGTAAATACAATTTCATTGCCTACAAAAGCAAGAGCACCGCTTAGATTGTCGCTGTCGCCACCAAGTTTAGTATACAATTCGGAAAAGTTAGCATTAATTTTAGTCGAGGCAGAGCGAAGACTGTCGCCGGTACCATCGTTTGCGGTTGTGCCAGTTGCTATATTCTGTCTAGTCATATCTTATCCAATTGATTTGTTATTACTATTTATACGATTTTTAAGCACTATCTTTATGATAGGAGCGAATATATCTTACGGTGTCCATTGTTTCAAACGTCTGATCGGCTCTAATAAACTGAAGCGTTGATGCTGAGTCTTCATCGGTAGTCGGAGACGAAAAATCTCCCATTGTTCCAATTGATTTATATGTAGTGTCAAGGTAGTTAATGGCAATATCTTTGAAACGGTCGAAGCCTGTTAGATCGGAGATATAGCGATAATCGCCGGAATCATATATGCCAACTATTTCAGTATTTGGAACGATTGTACCTCGTGCTGTTTCAGCAAGTGTAATCGTAGCAGGACCTAAGTCGTTCAAAAGGCCGGTTGCGACGTTTGCAGTACTTGCTACTGTTTCGGTAGTAAGTTCGCCAGATAGAAAGAATCCCGCAGGGTGAACAAAGCGCTTATACAAACGTTCCCATTGATCGAAAGAAATACCAGAGCGGATCAATACGGATAAGATCTGATACTTCCTACCGTCTTGAATAAAGCGAGCATCTTTAATACCAATTTTAGCTCTCTGGATGTCCTCGTTATTTCCCGAGAAGGTGTAGAGAATACTATCTTTAGGATAAGTAATTTCAGGACTTACCCCAAAGAATGTTCTAAAGAATAATTGGCCGGAGTATTCGTTGCCTTTATTCTGAATAAGAAAGGCAATAACTTTTCCTACGAATCTTGGGTCTCCGAAGTATTCCGAACTCGCGCCGTTCCCGTATTCATAGAACAATCGATCCATAAACTTAAGATTAATTTCATCAAGATCTCTAAGTGCAAACAAACCTCCGCGCAGAAGATCAATCTCGTATATCTCTTCTTGGGCATCATAGTATTGTTCTAAGAAAGCCACCATATTCGGATATAGTTCAATAAAGTGCTCGGGCAAGATATTTCTTACTTGCCCGTGAACCAGATTAACCGGTCTGCGATTTTTCTCTTGGATTGTTCTACTTGACATTATAGACTTACCCTATTGATTTGATAATCGATGGTACCACGTGCAGATGTTTCTTCGTCGTCTTTTAAGATAATATAGTTACGAAGAGGTCTAATAGTTCCTGCTGACGCCGGCTTTACTTTAATTTTAATATATGCTAGACCCGATACGATTTGTTCAGGTGCAAAGTTCGTAAGGGTAATTTTACCCGATCCTGTTTCGTAGTTGCCGATGTTGTTAGCAAGAACGTTACCGCCACCATCGACTATCTCTATTGTATTAGTATTTAGGGTATTTCTAAACGTGCAAATTAGACTCTGAAAGATAAACCGCGAAGAGGTAAGAATATATTCAACGTCATCAGGTGAAGCAAGAGCAACCGGAAAGTTGACTACATATTCTTTCGAGATATTCAGAACCGGCTCAAACCGTTGAATCAAGGTAGGCGTAACCGTGCTGGATAGAGCAGCTGGTGATACTGAATCGATAATCTGAAGCAGGTTAGACTTTCTAAACTCTCTTTCAAATTTACCTAGATTGGTTGAAAAGTATTCGGTAGTCTTACTTAGAATTTGATCTGAGGTCGACTGAATAGTTAAGCCAGAAAGAGTAGGGTTAAAGTCATATCGAATATCTAATCCAAGGTAAGTAAATATGGGTGTTACGAACTCTGGTGAGATAGACATAGTCCCAAGGGGAGTGATAAGATTTGTTATGATATCATTCTCTGTCGCGGTAATAGTATCCTGCGTAGTATTGACCGGATGTCTTAAAGAGAGGTAGATCTTACCAAAGTCAATAGGAACGTTTACTTCGCCACCCCATGCAGTTACATCGAGGAGAGATGGATAGTTAGTCTGAATAGAGATGTGATAGTCTTCGGATGTTACTAATCTACGCTGGGTTGCATAGCCAAGAGGTGCATGGAACTTAATCTCTTCTGCAGATTCTTTTGGTGCACCGCCGGTTGAGTTGGAAGCGGTTGTAGTAGTAATAGCAAAGCTTTGTGAACCGACTGCCAAATCGCCCTGTGGAATGAATAGACGTGCACCGTTTGCCTCGCCATCTTTTGTTCTAAGGTATGTAATCTCAACTTTGTTACCCGCTACAGGCGCGGTGCCGATGTTACCATTATCCGTAAACTGCAATTCATAGAATCCGTTCGGAGCTTCTTGCAAAAGGTAATAGCGGGAGTCGTTAGTAATCCGAATAGCATTCTTAATGTGATTGTAAGTCGTGTGATCAGAAGTGTTTTTATTAAGATATACTCTTACGATTGCTGTAGTAGTATCAATGCTATCATCGTTGATTACATAATGTCTTGCGTCAGTAGCCTCAGGAACAAGGAACGTCCGAGTAACCTGAACGCCTTCGAATAGTTTTACTGACGCAGAACCATTCTCGTCTAGGAAGGAATAAGCACCTGCTCCGTTGTCTATAGCACTATAAGTGTCTTGCGTTTGAAAGGTATAACCAATACCCTCGATAGTAGCAGTGAACTTCGTGCCGATTGGAAGAGAGATAGTAGTTGGTCTCTCGCCTATAAAGCCTGATAGATCGGCTGCTACGTTAACGGTCGCTGTTGCAGCTGACTTCGAACGGGGGAAATACCCGAGCGAGTGCGCGTGCGTAACGGCTGAACCACGTAGCTGTGCAGTCTCAAGGAACGATTCATTAATCGCCATGTTCGCTGTGAGAGCATTAAAGTGGGTGTTGTATGCAAGAACATCAAGGATGTTTGATAGAGCAGCACCTTCAAAGTCATAATCTGCAAATTCGGTTGAAGATGCAAAGTACGTTTTAAGCGACTCTTTGAGTGCACTAAAATCAAGCTGTGTTGATTCGATATTAATAGCCATTAGCGGATCCTCGAAATAGTTGTGTTAAGAGTTACGATCTCTGTGGAGTTTACCACTTGAAAGACAATTTCAATGTCGAGAAGGTTATTATCTGGATTTGGTTTTACTTGGATATCACGAATTCTTGCTCTTGGTTCAAAGTTTTGAATAGCAGATTTTACTCTTCTCTCGACGTCTAATGACACACCATAGTCAAAGAGTTCGAATAACATAGAACGGATGTTTGTACCGAATAAAGGCTGAAATGGTTTCTCACCATAGTTAGTAAGAATAAGTGTTTTAACACTTTGCTTAACTGCAGCAGCATCTTTCTTCTTGTAGACGTCTTTGATAGAATTAAGAGTAAAGGAAAGATCAAGATCAGAGTAATCGACTCGTCGAGCAGTAGATACAGACCTTACTTGTGTGTTGCCTTCCTCAATCGAAAATGCTCTTGTTGCCATGGTGTTCTATCCCCTTCCTAAGAAGTCTTCTTATTATACCGAAGGTCTACTGGTTTGTAAACCCCCTATTACATCTATTTATGATCTTTTTTACAGTTATATGTCTAGCAAAGCAAGATTACCTGATATAACTGAGCCATTATATCTAGTCTCCGTTTCACGTTTAAACTTAATATTAGCCGGGATTCCTCCTGACATATCGGGAAGAATTACATATACCCGACTATCAAGCTCTTGTCCGGAGAATGTATTATAGTCCATAATGAGCTTATCATAGAAAGGATATCTAAGTAAGTAACGTGCAAGGGTGAATGTCATTTGGATAGAGATGTTACCTCTGAAACTTCTTACGTCATATGCTATTGCCCTACCTTGTGCACGTAGATCAGTCAAAGAGCCTGTTGTACGTGTCTCTACGGGGTTATAGCGGTATACCCCTGCTTGTACCTCAATACGGTACTGCTGGAACTCTTTCCTTGATCTAGCAGCTTTTAGGATCTCTGCTTGTAGATAAAGGTTATTAATAATTTTTGCTTTATCCGCTGCAGGTAGATGCTCGACGCTAGTAGTAGAATTCTTGGCGCCTGTAAAAGAGCCAACTGATATATCCGGCGTAAGGTCATATGCACCGTCAATAACATCGGATCTGTTTGGAGGCCAAAAGCCAGGATCAGGAACGAATAAGGGAAGTGAAACTCCGCCTGACGTAAACGTCTTAGATGGATTAGCACCTTGCCCTAATGATGTTGATCCTTTCATAGGAGCAGTTCCAGCAAGAGATTTTATAGCGGGAGGTGCAGTGTTAAGATAGCTTTCAGAAATAAGTCCTTCTGCAACTAGTTGTCCTATAAGTTGGTTATTGGCACGATTGGTAGGTTCATCCATCATGTCTTTAACACGGCCGGCGGTAACCGGTGCGATAGTTAATCCCATTATTGTGCTCCGTATCCATACGTTTCTGTTTTATCTAATGTTGCCTTGATATAATTACCTGGGTCAACTTGAACTATTCGAATGCCGTTCTTTTCCCCTGCTTGACGTACTGCAAGATTTGCCACTGTAGCCGGCGCTGTGGCTTTTTCATCAACCGCTGTGTCATCGACCGGGAAGTTCGGATTACTACCAACACTTGGTGTATATGTAGATGGAGCAGCAGTACCATCTGGATAGGATTGGTGTTGGGATGTACCAGCAGTTGTTGCGGTAAAAGCATTGCCTTGTAGGTCACCATAGACGACGTTAGTTGTTACCGTTTCGCTTTTCATTGTTTTACCAATGTAAGCGTTATATGCATATGCGATTATGTTTGTGCCGCCGATTGTACCAGTGTTTCCTACGACTTCTAATTTTGGTGCTGTTATAGCGACTTCGGCCGAAGATATCATTGCTCTGGTTGCAGAAGTAATAACCATGTTGCCACTTGTATAAAGAGAGGCAGAACCTTCTATCCTTGATACTCGATCACCCTTAATGCTTTCTGTTAATCCACCAAGTGCCATGTAAGATACTTCTCCCAAAGCTTTCATGGATGTTTGACCGGTTACCCGCGAGCGCACGCTTCCTGAGATTGTGCTATACTTAGACCCTTGTACCGTTTCAACAAGTGTTCCACCTACGTCAATAAGATGTGTGCCACCCGACTTATTTGTAATGTCGCCACCAACTTTGTTAATAACACTACCATCAACTTGTGTAGTCTGATTGCCGGTAATGACTGTATTCATATTGCCTTTAATGTCATACACGATATTAGTGGCAGAAATAAGAATAGACCCGTCCGGTCTCATTTCAATGCCTGAACCGGACTTGTGACGAAGCAAGATTCTTTCTGACCCTGGCGTGTCGTTGTATTCAATAACATGACCGCCGGGTGTTTCGGTAATCTGCGTCTGTGTGTAGTTCGAACGTCTGTCCGTGCCACATGACAGTGACTCGTTTGCAATAGCTGCGCGAGTATCTAGCTGGACATTACCTTGTCCCCTTGCACCTGTATTTAGGCTTGATTGATTCTTGTAGGGGGTTCGTGTTCCGTTTCGGTTTGCCTCTTGTCGTGGATCCAATTCATCAGGATTTTTGCCCCTGTCGCCTACATCAGAATCAGTACCGATTGCTGGTCCAGATCTTTGTATTTTATTTAAGTCGAAATCTATAAAAGGCATAGTTGTTCCTAATCTGTTACTGCGCGCCAGGCGTTAAGCCGGTGCCGGTGTTACCTGCGCTTCGACGACCGATCGCTGCCGCGACGCCCGCGGGACGGAATGGAAGTTGTGCAGGAGTAACCGTAGCATC